TATTCCAAAGACTGCAACATAAATGCACCTGTGAATGTTCCAAAATCTGGAACCAAGAACTGATAGTTACTAAATGCAGATGCGTCAAAAGCACTCCGCAAGGTTGTCTCTGATGCACTGTCTGTGAAAACACCGCTACCTGTGACTGTCATGCTGTTTGTGCCGCCTTGTGCAAGCAACTCCCTAGCACGAGAACTGTCTTTATTGGTGATGTCAACAGCTTCATCGTTCATTGCCAAAGCTGTGCTACGCATACCGCCAATGGTTGTAAAAACCTCTGGTGATGCGCCATTGCCTATTTTCATAAGTAGGGCTGAACCTTTTTGTGCCGCCATATTTCTAGTCTCCTAATCAAATACTACGGCTCGAAATCGCATGACACCGTGCCGAGTGATGCCGTCTTGCTCTAACAATGTGGTTTCAAACTCATGTCTGATATTCACAAGGTTAGCACCTGATACTGTTATAGCAGTATTATGAAGCTGAGTATATATTTGTTGCATGATTTTTTTGATGTCTTGGAGTCCCCGATACTGTGACCAAACATGGATTGTCAAAGTATGCTCGTGGGCATCAACATCTTTTGCCCCATTCTCCGTAGCGGTCTCTTCACCGATAACGACATAGGGATAAACTGTCTGCTCTGGGACATCATCAAACACACCTGTAATCGCATCACCATCGTAGTTCACAAGGCTTGCGCCATTGAGCTTTGAGAATATAGCTTGCTGTAAGGGCCAACTGTGTAGACTCATTTTGCTTTTAGCTCCGCAAATTTCTTACGAATGAACGGCCTTGCTCTTTCTGCTGATGGTTGCATGAATGGTCTTGCCGCCATCTTGCTTGTGCCATACTCAAGCATGGATGAATAATTTGCCTTGCTTTCAACAACCCCCGAAAGACCGCCAACTGCAATATTAACAAAAATGTTTTGAACAAGATTGCCATTATCTGATGCTGGATATTCGCCTGCGGCTGACGCTGTATGCATTTTGCCACCTCTGCGATATTGACGGCCTGTCCTACCACCGCTAGGGATTTCAGTGATTGCTATTTCCTGTATCTTTGAACAACCCAAAAACACAGCCCTTTGCGCTTGCTTTTCGTACTGGCCTGTAACACTCTTAATCTTGCTTTTGTGCTTAACGTCAACAGACACCCTCATGTCGCAACCCCTTCCTCGCAAAGAATATCAAGAAACCTGTTGCGTGTGTCCCGATTGATAACCCTACGAATATTAAATATGCGGCTGTAGTTTGTCCCGCCATCCGCAAAATCATACTTCAGGCGGTTTTTATAAGTGACATCACGCCTAAAGCGTATGGTTATCATATGAGTTATACGCTCCTCTATCTGGTCACCAAATAGCCTATCACCGCCCGACATTGGTTTTATAGAAGCATTAACTGTTGCCACATTTGAATATGATAAATTAGTTGAGCCGCCACCATCTGCTGAACCAGACTGCGACTGTATCTTAACCTGATGCCGCATAGCCCCAATCATATCAATAACCTGACACGCTGTCGTTGAATGGGTCTGTGCTAAAGTTTAGAACCTTGTATGGGTCAAGAAGATATTTGATTGAATGAGGTAGTGGGTTCTGTGGCTTACCATATGCATCGCCTCTGTTCTCATACATAAATGTTATGTGGCTCAATAGCCCTTGAATAATCGCCTCTGGCACGTTTGAGCGTGATGCGCCATAGCCTGAGACATAAGTAATCTCTATTGCATTCGCCACCCTCAAAGCCGTGGGCCATGTCTCGCCATTGCGAAGCACAACCCTTGCTGGCTCTCGCTGATTGTCAACATAGTATTTACTAGATGCAAGCGTGGTTTCCGTATCAGAATCATCAAAAGTTTTCACATGGGTCACGCTTACAACTGGGGGTCTAGGTAGCTGTATATATCTGCGCCTAATAGCCATATCAGGCCCGATGCGTGTGCCTTCCCAAAGTGGCTGGTCAACCTCATCAACATAATCAATGCTTAGTTTGAGTGTGCGGTTCAAGAGACTGCGCCCCAAGTAATTCTCAACATACAAACGTGAGGACTTTATCATATTGGTGATGACTGTGGTTTCTACGCCATCATCTATGTGTGCATATTCACGCACATTGTCTGCGCTGATTGGCTCGCCTGAAACATCTGCAACGATTGTAAGACCCGCCATAAATCACCTATTTCTTAGCTTTAGTTTTGGTTTCTTTTGGTTTTACCACCTTTGTCTCGGCGGCTAGACCAGCCTCAACTAGTGCTGATGCGATTTTTGCTTGCCAAGGCTGTGCAGTTTCAACAACATCACCGACCTCATAGTAACGAGTTACAGACCCGTGTTCATCTGCGGCGGCTTGGCATCTATGTAAAATTTTTATAGTCATATTAAACTCCTAAGAAGTGCGGGGCAAAGAGGAGAACCCCGCACTTCCAGAGGGATTACTTATGCATTATGTGGTGTAAATGCATTGTCACCTGTATGTCTTGCATGACCACGCACAACCATAGCACCGATAGGTGTGCCAGTTGAATGTGTGCCTGTCTTAGCAAGAACTACACGGACGTATCTTTTCCCGCCGACATAACCGACACGGAAAATACCGCCTGTTGAGTCAGGGTTACCACCTGCTGTCCCGTCAAGCTTCAAAAAGATACCACCTGCGGCAATAGTGCCGTCAATGATACCTGCCTGTGCAACATCAGTGTATGTTGAGTCGTCATCGGATTCTTCCAATGAAACCTCAAAAAATACTGAGCCAGACAAAGTGTCGCCTTCAGCACCTACGTCAACAAGGATGGTTGCACTTTCATAGCCTTTAAGGTCAACACCTGTACCATTTGCGGCGGCTGTGCGAACGGCGGCGGCAAGTGATACGGCTGGGTTTATGGAATTTGATAAATCGTACATATCTTACTCCTTATGCGCTAATAGTTTGTGTACGGATTGCTTCAGCAAGAACAACCTGACCACCAACACGCTTACGGGCATAATAACGGACATTGCCGCTAGTCGCCTGTGTGAATGGGTCACGAAGAACTGCCAGACCTACTCGGTCTACAATCATGTATCCACGGCTAAAGTCACCGAATGCAACAGGCTTTGCGCTTGACGCAACGTCTGGCATATCTGGCATTTCAACATATGGATATCCTAGAATTGTATTAGGAACGCCACCTGTGAGAAGCATACCAGCTTGGAATACATACTGACCTGCGGTGTCTTGCAACTTACGAATTGCCGCTAATGTAGTGCGGTTAAACACAAATGTAGCATTGTTCGTATAGTCAGACTTAATTGCGTGAACAAGGTCAAGCAATCCATTGGCTGTCAATACTGTACCAGAGCCTGAGTTAGTTGTTGCAACATCGGCATTAATTGTAATGCCTTCTGGTGCTCCAACGCCTGTGCCTGTTACGAACTTTGTACCTTCAGCTTTTGCGAACTGTGTAGCGAACTCTTGTTGCATCTCTGCCTCAAGATTAAAAACACTGTCCTCAAGCAATTGCTCAGAAATATCAACAAGGGCATACATCTCGTGTGTAGGAATTTCTTCCTGCTGAGTTGTGTATCCTGTTGTTTCAGAACGTGTGCCTTGCTCTGCTGTAAATACGGCGGAGAAAGTAGCTGTGCGTGATGGCATCTGGACTGACTTCTGTGTGGTCGGACGCACTCTTGCGATTGAACGCATTGGTGAAATCTCGGTTACAGTTTTAATCAGTTCATTGACATACTCTGGTGGTGCAAGAAAACCTGCGGCGGTATTATCACCGACTGTTAAGGATTTCTTTTCCTCTGGTGTGAGGTCGCTGTCACCTTTACGAAGATACTGGTCAAACGCCTTAACTGCCATATCGACATTTGCGGTTTCAATAGCGGCATCAGGACGCTTCAGCATTGTTTCGAAGCGTGTTAATTTTTCTTCCAGTTGCTTATGCTCTTGCTCTTGCAGAGTTAGCTTCTGGTTGAAATCCTCAAGCTTATCAAGGTCTCCCTCAATGTTGTTGAGTTTTGTCTCGGTCAAAGGGTCTGCTTGGCCTTTTGATTCAACTTCAGACAAACGAGTTTCCATCGTTGACTTAAATTCCTCAAAAGTCCGTCCCATTTCCTCAACATAGTTTTTGACTTCATCTGTCATTTTACTAGCCTTTCATGGTTTCGGTTACTTGCTTTATAGCGTTGATTAAGTCAGCTTGTGTCTCGTCATCCCGACAAGTCAAAGCGTCAATAACGGCCTTTGCCGCTATCTTTGCATCGGAACGGCTCAGGTCTCCTTCATCCCGAAGAAAACCCTCCCACTCCCTAACTGTGCGACCCTCCGCTTTCACAGCCTGAATTGTAGCCTGTGGGTTCATCGGGAAAGTCACGGCAGAAATTTCCATAAGGTCAACCTCTTTCAAGCGTCTACGCTTGCCGCCTTGGTCATATTGATAACCCTTGCTGTCAACCTTATATCCGATGGACAGCCCATCAATGGCTCCCATCTTCATCAATTCAAATACCTCTCGACCTTTTTGTGTGCCAAGTGCCAAGCGGCCTTTAACATACAGCCCTCGGTCATCCTCTTTGATATTATCAAACACACCAATGGGCTGTTTGGTATCGTGTTGATATAAAAGTTTTACACCCTTCGCCCCACGGCGGCGCAATGATTTTTTGAATGCGCCCATATCAACAACATCGTTGCCAAGGTCTTTGTTTCCGAAAATAGATGCGTAGCCTTCAAACTCACCCTTATCCTCATCATCATCGTCATGATAGGCTTTGATTTCTGCAACAGTGTCCAGATAGTTTGTATCAAGCTCATCTGTCATCTTTGGCTCCATCTGTGTCATGCAAACCGCCGCCCTCTGGCTGGTGTTTGGGTATTCCGCAAGCATGGTGTCGTTGCCCATGCAACGCTCCATATAGTCCTTATCACTCTCACCCGCATTGGGTTGTGGTATCGGCATAATATGACCACTATATCTTGAGATAAAAATAATTACAAATTATTTAATTTAGGGGTTGAATGTTATTCCAATAACATTTATATTCTTTATATTGTTAAATGAAACTCAAGGAGATTTAAATGTTTACTAAATTTTATATCAAAACTATCATAACTATGAGAACTTACGAAGGTGAAGTCTTAGACCTCCACAATAACGAATTTTTTGTAGATGTTGAAGAGTCACTAGAGCGTGGAAAAATCAGCCACACGATACATGCTCAAGAAGCCTCATCTTTCTCAACTGAGCAGGATGCACACAACGCAATATCAAAGCTTTCATCTGTTGACAAAACTAAACATGGAATAAAGCTTCACTCATTTAAGGTTGAGGCTATTGAGTATGAATATGCTAATTTTCATGGATATTCAGATGCTACGCCTTTTGAGATTGTTCGTGTGATTTCTGATAAGACCATTGAAATCCGCGAGATGGATGCAGAAAAAGGCGAATGGAAGCCTGAATGGATTTCGGGCGGTTTTGCTGGTCATTGTGTTAACCAAGACAAGCAAGTTTGGAATATCAAAAGCAACGAAGCAAACCCTGTAATTCGTGCCAGACTTAACAAGAATGGTGCTTGGAAGTCTTCTTATGGCAAGCATCACCTTTCAAATTCCGCCATAAAATTCCACGACTATAATTTTTAATTTATCGGGGGCGGTGTAAGCCGCCCCTACTAACTCAAGGAGATATTAATGTTAGATTTTATTCAAATTCACGAAGAAGCAACCGCCGCCGCTAAAGAAGCAACTGCAAAGTTTCTTGCAGAGCATATGGCAAACAAACCAGACTGTCGTTACGGCGAGCCTGAGTATCCGTGCGGTTTTGCTTGGGTTACAATTCCCTGCGACCTGCGCTCAAAAACTGGTAAGGCTATGAAAGCGGCTGGCTTTAAAAAACGCATGTTTGGCAGAGGCTTTGAAGTTTACAACCCTGCTAACCACTTCGGTCAAAACGTAGATGCCAAATCTGCTGGGGCAAAGGCATATGCGGATGTTCTCAAAAAGTATGGCATCACAGCTTACGCACAAGATAGATTGGACTAAGATATGACAGATAAAGACTCAAAAATTAAAATGATGATTGATGAATTATTGCAATCAACTGAGATGATAATTGAAAAACACGGCTTTCAAATATCGAAAGAGATACAGATTGAAAGCATAGAGAATAATTCTGGCTTAGAGATTATTCTTGACTATGAGCCTTATAAGGAGATGACAATAGGCAATTATTAATTTATTCTAAAAACGAATCACCAAGTTCACCGCCCTCAACCTCCCTTGGGGGCGGTTTTTTATGCGTATTCGTAAAGTGCTAAAAGCTCACCAATCCAAGGCTGGAAATCTTCAGGCAAGTCCTCTGCCAATTTATCAATCTCGGCAATCTGTTCGTCCGTCAGA